GTGGCGCTGGCTGCAACCGCGACCGACGTTGCAACCGCCCTGGCCGCCGCCGTCAATGCCAATCCCGATCTGCCGGTCACGGCTACCGCCGCGCTCGGCGTGGTCACGCTCACGGCCAAGTTTGCGGGCGACCTCGGCAATGACATCATGCTCGAGCTCAACAGCCTGGGTCGCGTCAACGGCGAAGTCACCCCTGGCGGGCTCACGCTCACGATCGTCGCCATGGCCAAAGGCGCCGGCACACCCGATCTCGACGCCGCACTCGCCGCGCTCGGCGACGAGGAGTTCGAGTTCATCTGCCAGCCCTGGACCGACACCGCCAGCCTGGACGCCTGGAAAGAGGTAATGAACGACGCCTCGGGCCGCTGGAGCTGGACCAAGCAGATCTACGGCCACGTCTACAGCGCCCGCCGTGGCGCCCTGGGCGCCCTGGTGGCCGCGGGCGATGCGCGCAACGATCAGCACATGACCATCAACGGCTTCGAGGCCACCGAGCCCGCGCCATGCTGGGTCAAGGCTGCCGCCTTCGTGGGCCGACAGTCGGTGTTCATCTCCGCCGACCCCTCGCGCCCCACGCAAACCGGCGAGCTGATCGGAATCGACCCGGCCGCGCCCTCGGCGCGCTTTACCCTGACCGAGCGCCAGTCGCTGCTCAACTACGGCATCGCCACCACCGTCTATAGCGGTGGCGCGGTGCGCATCGAGCGTGCGATCACCACGTACCAGGCCAACGCCTACGACCAGCCCGACGACAGCTATCTCGACAGCGAGACGATGCACCAGACGGCGCACATCATCCGCTTCCTGCGCAGCCGCATCACCAGCAAGTACGGCCGCCACAAGCTGGCCGGCGACGGCACGCGCTACGGGGCCGGGCAAGCCATCGTCACGCCCAGCGTCATCCGCGGCGAGCTGATCGCCGCCTATGCCGAGCTGGAGTACCAGGGCCACGTCGAAAACGCCGAACTGTTCGCCGAGAACCTGATCGTCGAGCGCGACGCCATGAACCCCAACCGGGTGAACGTGCTGCTGCCGCCGGACTACATCAACCAGCTGCGCGTCTTCGCCATGCTGAACCAGTTCCGCCTGCAGTACCCGACCATCCCCGCCTGATCACAACCACGGCCCGCACCCGCGGGCCGCACATGAGGACACTCCGCCATGGGTCAAAAAGTCGCGGGCACCTGCTACGTCAAGGCAGACGGCGCCCAATTCACCATCGCCGGCACGGTCGAGGCGCCGATCACCCCGTACCGCCGCGAAAGCATCGTGCCGGGCTTCTTCAAGGAAGAAGACCTGGTGCCCTACATCAACGTCGAGGTGCTGCACACCGCCGACCTCCCGATCAAGGCGCTGGTCAATAAGACCGACATGACCGTGACCGCCGAATTCAAGAACGGCAAGGTCTACGTGCTGTCGGGCGCCTATCTGGTCGACGAGCCCGCCTCGAGCAGCGACGAGGGCCGCATCAGCCTCGTCTTCAACGGCGTCAAGGGGAGCTGGCAATGAAGCTGAGCAAACCGATCACGGCGCACGGCGAGACGATCGAGGAGATCACGCTGAAGCGCCCCACCGTGGCACAAGCGCGAAAGATTGGCGAGCTGCCGTACCGCATCACGGAAGACGGCATGCCCCAGCCCGTGCTCGAAACGGCGTGCCGATACGTGGCAGCTTGTGCCGACATCCCGCCCTCGTCGGTCGATCAGTTGGAGCTCAATGATCTGAACGCGCTCGTGTGGGAGGTCGTGGGTTTTTTCGTGAGTGGCAGCTCGGCAGCCTCGAGCAACTAATAAACATCACGTATGACCTCGCGTGGTTCTGGCGGACAGACCCCGAGGTCATGATGCAGCGCCCGCTCGGCGTGCTGCTCGAGCACCAACAGCATGCCGAGCGGATCGGCGCTGCAATGAGGATGGACTGACATGGCGGACAAATTCCAGCTCAAGGCGATCATCACCGGCGTCGATAAGCTGTCGCCGACGCTGAAGGGCATCTCCGCGAAGGTGGCCGGCTGGCGGAAACAGATGGAGCGCAGCGGCCTGGGGCAGATCGGGTTTGCAGATCTCGCGCAGGGCGGCGCTTTCGCCGCGCCGTTCGTGGCCGGCGTCAAGGCTGCGATGGAGTTCGAGTCCGCAATGGCAGGCGTGCGGAAGGTGGTGAGCTTCGACACGCCGCAGCAGTTCAAGGCGATGGGCGAGGACATCGTGAAGATGTCGATGCGCCTGCCCATGGCGGCAAAAGACATCGCGGCCATCGTTGCCTCTGGCGGTCAGGCGGGTATTGCACGCGAAGAGCTCGTGCGGTACGCTGAAGACGCCGGAAAGATGGGCATCGCCTTCGACCAGACTGCAGCGCAGTCTGGCGAGATGATGGCCAAGTGGCGCACCGCTTTTCGGCTCACGCAGGACGAGGTGGTCAGCCTGGCCGACAAGGTCAACTACCTCAGCAACAACGGCCCGGCCAGCGCGCAGCAGATCGCCGGCATCGTCACCGCGATCGGGCCTCTGGGCGAGGTGGCAGGCCTGGCCTCGGGGCAGATCGCCGCCATGGGCGCCACCCTGGCAGGCGTCGGCGTCAAGGAAGAGGTCGCCGCAACGGGCTTGAAGAACTTCATGCTCACGCTCACGGCCGGCACTGCCGCCACCAAGGCGCAGCAGCAGGTATTCCGCGCGCTGCGCATGGATTCTTCCGAGGTGGCCAAGAGCATGCAGCAGGATGCGCAGGGCACCATGGTGCGCGTGCTCACTGCCATCAGCAAGGTGGACAAGGCGCGACAGGCCGCGGTGCTGACCCAGCTCTTCGGGCGGGAGTCGATCGGTGCGATTGCGCCGATGCTGACCAATCTGGAGCTGCTACGGAAGAATCTGGGCATGGTCGGCGATGCCGCCAAGTACGCCGGGTCGATGGAGGAGGAGTACCTCGCGAAGATCGACACCGCTGAGAACCTGTGGCAGCTAACCAAGAATGGCGCCCTGGCGGTCAGCAAGGCCATCGGCGATGCGCTGCTGCCGGACGTGAAAGAGTTTTTGCGGAACCTGTCGCCGATGATCAAGGGCGCCTATCAGTTCGCCGGCGGCAATGCCGAGGTAATCAAAGGCATTGCGGGCGCCGCTCTGGCGTTTGCAGGCATGCGCGTGGCTGTGACAGCAGCGACACTTGCGATGAAGGTGTTTGGCACTGCCGCCAAGCTGACGCCGATCGGTATTGCGATTCGAGTGATCACGCTCGCCGCCGGGGCGCTGATTGCAAACTGGGGCAAGGTTGCGCCTTTCTTCTCCGAGATGTGGGAGAGCATCCGGGCGGGCACGGTTGCGGCATGGGGCGCTGTAGCCGGGTTTCTCTCGACCACGTGGGAGAGCATCCGGGCGGTGTTTTCTGCCGGGTTCGAGGTCTTCACCGCCTTCGCCACCTTCGCCCCCCTTGGCATGATCATCCAGAACTGGGAGCCCATCGTCGCGTGGTTCCGTGACATGGTGGGCCGGGTGGGCAAGCTGCTCGAGCCGATCACCAACGGCGCAGCCTGGATAAAGGGAAAGGTCGGCGGGTGGTTTGGCGATGACGCGCCGGCAGCGCCGCCCGCGCGCGAATCCATCGTTCAGCAGGCGGCAGCGGCCAACCGCACCAACCTGCAGGGCGCGATGGTGGTGCGCTTCGAGAACGCGCCGCAAGGCATGCGGGCCGAGCCCGCGCAAACCAACCAGCCCGCGCTGTCGATCACGCCGCAGGTGGGGTATAGGTCTTTGGCAATGGGAGGTGCGCGATGAGCGCATGGCGCGAGGCGCTGCAGCCGGCGTCGTTCCGTGGCGTGCCGTTCTGGGTGGATGCGGACGGCGTGCCGGTGGGCCGGCGCACGCAGGTGCACGAATACCCGCAGCGCGACGAGCCCTTCGTCGAGGATCTGGGGCGGCGCACGCGGCAGTTTCGCATGGCCGCGTTCGTCATCGGCAGCGACTGCCTGCAACAGCGCGATGCGCTGCTCGAGGCGCTCGACACGCCGGGCGAGGGCGAGCTGGTGCACCCGTGGCTAGGGCGGCTCAAGGTCACGCCGGCCGACTGCGAGATGTCGCACGACCGGCGCGAAGGCGGCATGGTGCGCTTCGATCTGTTGTTCATCGAGGCGGGCGCACTGGCCTTCCCGGCGGCGACCGCCAACACCCAACTACAAGCCGCCGCCGCTGCGGACAATGTGTGGGCGTCTGCATTGTCGCGGTTCGACAAGGCCATGGCGATGATCGATCGCGCGCGCATCAACATCAACGCCGCGCGCGGCGCGTTGTCGGCTGTCCAGGCCATGGTGCAGCAGCAGTTCGGCGCCATCGGCGCCGTGTTCGATTCGGCGGCCGCACTGGTCGATGCCATCATCACGGCACCCTCGAGCGTGTCGGGCGCGTTCGCGAGCTACTTCGGTGCGCGCACGCTGCCCTCGTCGGGCTACACCACGGCGCTGTCGGCGATCGCCTCGGCAACGGATGCCGCCGGGTCGCTATCGGGCGTGACGCCTGCAGGC